GATTCCAAGGAGCTCACCGGCGATACCGCCCAGCACCATGCTGAAGACCACCACCAGCGGCCGGTCCATCTTGAGGGCCATCTGCAGGCCGATGACCAGCACGGAGAGTCCCAGCCCCTGGAACACGATCTTTTTCACCCCCTCGGGGAAGCGCCCGTGCATGATGAGCCCGATCAGGCTTCCGGCCACGATGGCGGCGGCGTTGGCGAGAGTTCCGAGGGGCATGTCCATGGGGTTTCGGAGCTACCAGTTCGCGCTACCTTGCACAAGCCATTCTTGACACCGGGGCAAGGCTGTTCTAGGTGGAAAGGCCCTTTTGCCGGGATGGCGGAATTGGTAGACGCAGCGGACTCAAAATCCGCCGGTCGCAAGGCCTTGGGGGTTCGAGTCCCCCTCCCGGTACCAAGGAATATCAACAGGATCGCGCACAGACCTTGAAGTCTGTCCGCGATCCTTCTTGTTTTTTACCCCCCATATACCCCCCAAGAACACTGCACAGCTGGGATCATTCTCCGCCTGGAATGCATCTGCCTGTGTGCTCGAGGGTCGAGTCGCCCCGTCTAAAGTATCGCTCGCTGGACGCCAGGACATGGCGACTCGACCCTCGAGCACGTTCCGCATCGCCGTGCGTCAGCACGGCGTCCAGGCGACGCCTCCTCTCCCCCCCTCTACCCTCAAAAACTATCCAGAATGTCCTGGCAGCTTCAGGAACGCTGGGGTGGTCAATGAGGCCCACGTCAGGCCGGCGGGTCCTCCCGGGCCAAAATTAAACAAGGGTCTGAAGCACCCCGACGGGTCGCGGAATTTTGCGGAAATAATCCGGCGGAAAAACGGAACGCCTCGGGGCGTTGCCTTGCGTCATGAACATGCAACCTCATGGGATGACAGGTAATGTCTGAATCGACCAAAGCTAACCCCACCTCAGAAGAAATCGCCCAGGCCCGGGCGCAGGTCGAGAGCCGGGTCAAGGAAGAAGGATCTCCCACCCAGGATGTTCCCGCCATCGACCACGACTTCGTGACGAAGTGCCTCTTCGCTGGTCAAAAGGGCGACGGCCTGATGTTCGCGGCCATCCACCGGGGCAAGCTCCTCTGCGCGCCCGAGATCAAGAACCAGTGGTTCGATTGGACCGGCTCTTACTGGAAGCAGGTAGTGGTCTACCGCGCCGAAGCTGCTGTTGAAGCCGTCGTGGAACAGTACGAGAAGACCCGCATTCATTGGGAAAAGGAGATCGCCGAGGCCAAGAGCGCGCATGATGATGACAAGCAGAAGCGCCTCGAGAAGTACTGCAAGCGAATCCGAAAAAAGGTGGATGACCTGCGCGACGGTGCCGGCGTTTCGGCAGCGCTACGCTTCTCACTCTCGAACGAGGATCCCCTCCTGGTCCGGATGGAGGATTTCGACGCCGATCCCTACCTGCTGGGCGTGGCCAACGGCGTGCTGGATCTGCGCACCGGGGAATTCCGTGAAGCGCGCCCGGGTGACATGATCCGGAGATCCACCTCCGTGGCCTGGGACATCAGCACCGGCATAGATACCCCCTGTCCCATCTGGGAAGGCTTCGTGCGTGAGATCGTGGGCGAGGATGATGAGGTGAAGGCCTTCATCCAGAGGGTTTTCGGATACGCGATCACCGGCCTCTCCTGTGAGCCCCTCTTCGTGGTGCTGGCTGGCGAGGGACGCAACGGCAAGACGGTCATGGTGGAGACTCTGGGCAAGGTCTGCGGCGATTACATGTCGCCCATCCCGGCCGAGCTGCTCCTGGACCAGGGTCAGGCCCGGGACGCGGACAAGCCCACCCCCACCATCATGAGCCTGAACGGCCTGCGTATCGCCTATGCCGCCGAAACCGACGACAACCGCCGCTTCTCTGTTTCACGCGTGAAATGGCTTTCAGGCGACGACCGCCTCACCGGCCGGTACATGTGGGACCGCGACCCCTCCAGCTTCTACCCGACGCACACCCTGTTCCTGCTCACCAACCACAAGCCCCACGCCGCGGCCCACGAATATGCATTCTGGGACCGCCTGCGCCTGGTCAACTTCCCCTTCCGTTACGTGGACAACCCCCGGGCCGAAAATGAGCGCCTCCGAGACCGCACCCTACCCGGGCGCCTGGAAAAGGAGCTGCCCGGGATCCTGGCCTGGTTGATCAAGGGCTCCCTGCTCTACCAGAGCAAAGGGATCTGCCCGCCGAAATCCGTCCTGGCCGCAACCGAGGAATACAAGCGGGAAGAAGACGCGATGCAGGATTTCGTGGACGAGTGCCTGCTCGAAGCCAAAGGCGAGCGCGTGGGCGCCACCGATATCTACGACCTCTACACCCGGTGGTTCCTCAAGAACCGGGGCAAGCGTTTCCCCACCCTGCACACCTTCGGCAAGCACCTCGGCCGCAAGATCACCAAGGAGCGCCGTGGCGGCCTGGTCTACTACTTCGACGTGCGCATCAACCCGGACGCCCTGGAAGCCTACCCCGAGAAGGGTTCCGGCCGCTCGGACTGGAGGGATCGTGATCCCTTGTGACCAGGACATAGGACATCGATCAGGACATTTCATTCTGGAATGTCCTGGGGGTGGGAAGGGGCACAGACTCTTGATGGAGGGGTGCGTCAGGACATCAGGACGTCCCACCATGGTTGCGACCAAAATCGTTGGTTGCGTTCCGGAGCACACCCTATTGTCTTGTCCTATTATCCTTCTTTTCAAAAAAAAGAAGAATAATAGGTGGTTAAAGGCAGGACATTGCCAGGACATTTCCAGGACAACAGGACATTTCCATGTCTGCTGACCTTCTTGGATTGTTTGAGGCCCACGGGCTGAAGCCGCGAAAGAAAACGGCCAAGGAGTGGGGGGCGGCGTGCCCTGCCTGCGGCGGCACGGACCGGTGCATGGTGCGGCCCGAGGACCACGACGGGCGCGGCGGCTACCATTGCCGCCAGTGCGGGACCTACGGCGACTCCATCCAGTTCCTGCGGGACTTCGGGGGCCTGAGCTACAAGGAGGCTTGCGAGCAAGTGGGTGTCCAGGCCTCCCGCTCCGCTGCTTCGCTGCCCAGGTCTCCCCGCAAGGCTCCTGGACAGGAGCCCTTCGAGGCTACTCCTTCCATCCCGCCGGCCGAGGTCTGGACCAAAAAGGCCACGGCCTTCGCCGCCTGGGCGCACCAGCACCTCCTGAACAATCCCGAGCAGCTCGCCTGGCTGGCCGCGCGCGGACTGCCGCTTACCGCCGTGAAGGCCTACAGCCTGGGCTGGAACCCGGGCGAGAAGGGAAAGTCCTGCCTGATTCGCCCCCGTGCCGTGTGGGGCCTGCCCCTGCCGGAGCCCAAGCTGGATGAAGATGGCAAACCCAAGCGCCCCAAAACAACTTTTTGGATCCCGCGCGGCCTGGTGATCCCCATGCTGGATCCTGACGGCGACGTTTTGCGCCTGCGCATCCGGCGTCCCGAAGCCGACCGGGCAAATTTCAAGGAAGAGACCAAATATTACGTGATCCCCGGCAGCTGCATGGACGCCATGATCCTGGGCGCGGACTCCCGGGCCTTCGTGGTGGTGGAAAGCGAGCTGGACGCGCTCATGCTCCATCACCAGGCAGGGGATCTGGCCGGCGCGGTCTCGGTGATGACCTCTTCGGTCAGGAAGATCGAGGCCTCGGTGCTGGACGCTCTGTCCCGGGCTCTGTGCGTGCTCGTGGGGCTGGATTTCGACGGGGCCGGAGCCAAAGGCTGGGAGCGCTGGTCCACCAGCCTGCCCCGCGCCAAGCGTTGGCCCTGCCCGGTGGGCAAGGATCCTGGCGAAGCATTCGCCCAGGGAGCGAACCTGCGTGCCTGGATACTGGCCGGGCTGCCTCCTGTGCTCCAGCCAGGACTTCTACCGCCTGGACAGCCAGACGTCGGGGGGGAGGGGGAAAAGGTGACGATGTCAACCTCGAAAGGGGAATCGTCAACCGCTGAAGCCCCAAAAGCCGCTTCCGAGGCTGAAGTGTCAACCCCGCTGCCCTCCTGGATGCATCCGCTTTCAGAGTCCGATCTGGAAATTTTCGGGACCGCCCGTGAAGCCCTGCTGGAACTGGCCGCTTTCATGCGCGGCCGGCGCGTCGGCCCGGTGTTGTTGCCCGGCAGGAACGGCGATCGGGCTCTTGTTCTCTGGGCTGCGGAGGGTCTGCGCGACTCCGATCCGGATGCGTTCGACCGGGCGCGAGATCTGTTCTTCGGGGAGTGCCTGGAAGCGGTCCTGGACCTGATCGACGTCCCGAAGCTGCGCTCGGTGTCCAGGCTCAAGGGGTGTCACGGGTTGAGGGACAAGGATGGCGAATGGGCCATGTTGGTGAAGACGGACGACGGTTTGTCCTGTCTGGGCTGGCGCCGTCTGGACCATTGGTTCGCGTGAGGCAGGATTCATGAGCGAAGAACTTTCTCCGGAAATCACAGCCGCCTCCCGGGTCTACAAGACTCAGTTGGACGCGGTCGCGTTCCTCAGGGGCAGCGGCTTCAAGGTGGCCAAGTCCAAGTTCAACACGGACGTCAAGCGCGGCAAGGTGCCCCGCAATGCCGAGGGCCATTTCGAGGAAGGGGCGTTGCTCGGCTACGCCGCCGTGAACCTGACCCCCCTCTCCAGCGTGGAAGACAAGGCAGCCAGCGAGGCCATGGTCAACCGCATAAGCGCGGACACCCAGCTGAAGACGTACCAGGCCAAACGCCAGGAGCTGAAGCTGCAGAAGGAAATGGGACTGCTCATGCCCCGGGCCGACCATGAGCGGGACCTGGCCGTGCGAGCTCAACTCTTCCGCAACGAGATCGAGGGCCAGGGGCGCCGTCTGGCGCCGAAGATCGTGGACCTGGTGGTGGGGAGGCTGGCGACCTTGGAGGGAATCCAAGCCGAGATGGCTGCCCGCATGCGCGACGCCTCGGTGAACCTGGTGCCGTCGCTCACCGAGTTCCTCCAGGCCGCGTCCGAGGATCTCATGGACGCCTGGGCAGCTGACCGTGAATTCGTGGTGGAATTGGATGAACCGGCCGGAGATGCGGCCTGAACGGAGAGGAGGCATCCATGGATGAGGCGAATCTGCGGGAAATACGTGAAGCCCTTGATATGCCCGAGGCGACGGTGTCCGATATTTGCGAGCGCATCCGGACGCTTCGTCAGGTCGAGATCAGCGCGAATTTCTTGGCCGTCAAGCTGGCTGCCGCTCGCCGAAGGGGTGTTGTCCTATGAGCCCGGTTACGTGGCTGCCCATCCCCTTTTTCGAGGATTACGAGGTGTCGACGTCCCAGCGTGTGCGACGTGCCAAGTCGCGCTATCAGATCCAGCCCAAGGGCAGGAAGGTGCGGCTTTTCCATGCACGCTCGGGCCGTTCGTTCGCCGCCTTCCCCAAAAGCCTTTTCTCCCTGGCCAATGCCCCGGATGGCCATCCTCTCGCCAGGGAAATCGAGGCGTGGCTGCGAGGGGAAGATGGGGAGGAGGCTCCCACCGTGATTGAGGAGGAAGAGATGATTGGGTCATCACCAGACCCTATGCCCAAGCCTGGCAGTGAAACCGTGGAAGCGATCAAGAGCGACAAGTTCGCAATCACGCTTGGCTGCGAACTTGTTGGGCTGGGAGTGGATATCTATGAGGCTCTTCAGCGCGAGGCGGGGGTATGGTGATGGAGATGGCCAGGATCGAGGAGGCCCTCCATCTGCGCCTGGACGGAAAGCTCTCCTATGCCCAGATCGGCCGGGCCATGGGCGTCTCCAAGTGGGACGCCAGGCGCTTGTGCGATGTCGGGCGGAGTTACTTGCAGGGCTATGCGGCCGGGTTTCGGGCCGCGAAGGAGCTGCGGAAATGACCGCTCCCACGCGCCCGGTCCTGCGCTACCACGGTGGCAAGTGGCGGATTGCCCCCTGGATCATCGGCCACTTTCCGCCGCATCGCACCTACGTTGAGCCCTACGGCGGCGCGGCCAGCGTGCTTATGCAGAAATCGAGAGTATCCTGCGAGGTCTACAACGACCTGGATGAGGAAGTGGTCAACGTGTTCACGATACTGCGCGATCCGGACCGGGCGCGCGAGCTGGCTCGACTCGTGTCTCTGACGCCGTTCTCGCGCATAGAACATGTGCGAGCCTACGAGGCGTCCAAGGATTCCCTGGAGAGAGCAAGGCGTATGATCGTGCGGTCCATGATGGCGCATGGAACGGATGCAACGACCAGGAGAAGCAATCCCGGATTCAGATCGAAACGAACCGGGGATGCTTCACATGCTCAGGATTTCTCAAACTACCCCCAGCATATTAGATCATTTGTTTCGCGTTTGCGCTCGGTGGTTATCGAGTGCCTTCCGGCAGTGAAAGTCATCGAGCGGTATGATTCGGACCAGACGTTGCACTATGTAGACCCTCCCTATGTGTCTTCGACGCGTACCGCATCGGCTCAACCCGGTCGCGGCTACCGCTTCGAAATGACCGACTCCGACCATAAGTCCCTGGCCGCGCGTCTCCATTCCATCACCGGAATGGTGGTGCTCTCCGGATACGACTCACCACTCTATCGACGTCTGTACCCTGATTGGCCGGTTTTTCGTCGCAAAGTGATGGCCGACAAGGCCGTTCCCCGCGAGGAGTGCCTTTGGCTGTCGCCTCGGACGGCGGCCAAGCTGAACCGGCGGTCAACGCTTATGGAGCTGGCAGGATGACCGCCCCTCATTCCGTCAGCTGGTCCACCTCCACCCCCATGGCCTTGGCGATCTTGGCCAGGGTTGCCCGGCGGGTCTTGGCTCCCTTGGCTTCCATCTGGGCGTATGCGGGGCGGGAGATCCCGGCCCGGGTAGCCACCTCTTCCTGGGTGAGCCCCAGGTGTTCGCGCCATGCGCGCACCAGGCTCTTGTCCTCCAGATTGGCGATCTTGGAGACCTCCAGGGGAATCAGGACGTCATCGTCGTCATGTTCCTCTCCGGTCAGCTCGACATACTCTTCATACGGGACGATCACGAACAAGGGCTTGCCCCCGTGCTCGATGATCTGGTGCTTAGTATGTGTGTTCATTGCGTCTCTTTACCTCCGTGATGTTGATGGTGTTGCCGGTCACCGTGAAGAAGGCCCGGAAGTCACCGATGCGCAGGCGATAGTCCTCGCGGTTGGTCAGGGACTTCACGTTGCCGCAGTTGGGCCATTCCCGAAGGTTTTCCAGGGCGGCGTAGATCGCCTGGGCGTCGGCCTTGGGGAACTTGTTGATCTGCCTGTTGGCCTTCTTGGTGATGTTCAGCGCGTTCATGAGTCTCTTGTAAAGAAATGTAGGTTTGTCGTCAATAAGAAACTTTCATTTTTTTACAAAAAAAATTGTGAGAATGGGCATGAGATTCGCGGGGAGTCCTCATGACCACCACCTCCTTCCGCCTCACCGACGGCGAGCGCCACATATTCCGCAAGCGCGAGCGGCTGCGCGTCTCCGAATGGGCCTCCCGGAACCTGATCGTGCAGGATGGTCCTTACGCCGGGTCGCGCCTGCGCCTGGACGTCTCCCGCTATCTGGTGGGCATGCTGGACGCCTTCGGCGATCCGGACGTGGAGGAGATCATCGTCCCTGGTGGCCACCAGCTGGGCAAGACCCTCTTCCTCTACGCCTGCCTGGGCTACGCCATCGACAACTGGCCGGGCACCAAGATGTTGGCCATGCCCTCCGACGAGATGCTGGCCAGGGTGGAGACCGAGAAGCTCAAACCTCTGTTCATGAAGAGCCCGGCCTTGCGGCGTCACGTGGTCAAGACCACCGCCGGGCATTTCCGTCTCCTGGACGGATCCTCGCTATTTCTGTGCTCCGCCGCCAGCCCGTCCCAGCGGGCATCGATCACGGTGAAGCACCTCTTCCTGGACGAAGAGGATCTGTACAAGCTCGAAGCGGGCAAAGGCGTTCCGGTGGAGGAATTCAAGGGCCGCACCCGCTCCTATTCGTTCGCCCGCAAGATCGTGCGCGTCTCCAAGCCGGTGGGCGACGACTCCTCATCCATCTGGCGGGGCCTGGTGGACGCAGACGAGCTGCGCGTCTACGAGGCCCGCTGCCCTGCCTGCGGCACCTACCAGGAAATGAAGCACCATCAGATCGTGGCCCTCGGCGGCGAGAAGGATCCCCGCAAGATCGCCCGGGACAAGCTGGGGCGTTACCGCTGCATCGCCTGCAAGTACGAATGGACCGACCACGCCCGGGACAACGCCGTTGCCGCCGGACGCTGGCGCGCCAAGCGCCCGGTGGACAAGCCCCGGGTGGTGGGGTTTCACCTGCCGGCGCTCCTCTCCCAGGCGGTCAGCCTGTCCGAAGTCGCGGCCAAGCGCATCACCGCCAAGCGCAGCGGCTCCCAGGAGCTGCTCATGGACTACTACAACGGCGACCTGGCCAGGCCCTCCCGCCCGGTGATCATGGAGGCCACGCCGGATTCCGTGCTGCAGCTGGTCGACCAGACCTTGCCGCCGCGCACGGTCCCGGCCGGAGCGGCCTTCCTGACCGCCGGCGTGGACATGCAGCTGCGCGGGTACTGGTTCCTGGTGGCGGCCTGGTCCGCCAGCTTGGATACCTGCTGGGTGATCGATTACGGCCAGCTGCCCGACTTCGACTCGGTACGCTCCCTGGCCTTTCTGACCCGCTATCCCGTGGAGGGCGGCGGCGACATGCCCGTGCACCGGACCGGCCAGGACACGGGCGGCGGCCTGGGCGACTCCAAGAGCGCCTCCATGACCGAGCGGGCCTACCAGAACATCCTGAGCTGTCCGTCCGGGCGGCTGTACGCCGTGAAGGGCGCGAGCAGGACGTTCGAGAAGCGGGTTATTCCCAAGGTGATCGGCAAGCTGCCCACGTCGAAATCCCCCATTCCCGGGGGGTTGACCGTCTATTTCCTGGATACGTCCTGGTACAAGGAGCTGATCCACGGATCCATGCGGCCGGAGATGGACAAGGCCCAGAGTCTGGTGCTGCACGCCGAGTGCGGCCAGGATCTGGCCGACCACCTCACGAGCGAGCGCCAGGTGCTCCGGAAAGGCCGCCTGGCATGGGAGCGCATGCGTCGCGAGAACCACCTATTGGACTGCCTGATGATCGCCCGAGCCTGTGCCAGCCCGGAATGGGCGCCCAGCCTGCAAGGGTTGTGGTTGTCCTGGAGACGCCAAGAGGAGCGGATGCGGGCCGAAGCGCAGGCCCGGGCCAAGGGCGGCGCGCCCGAAAACCCCTATACCAGGGGTAAAAGTTTGTTTGGGAACTAAAAGGAGGAAAAGAAAATGGCAATTACAGTCGAGATCACCAAAAAGACGAAGTATGATATGACAATCAATGGAGTTGAGTTCAAAGACATGGAAAAAGTATCAACATGGGAAAATTTCTCAAAATATGTCGGGAAAGACAAAGAGTTTTTGATTCTTGTTCATGACGGTAGTCGTTTGTTTGGCGAGTGTCTGGGGGACATATTCGGTGATGGCGGAACATATTATCTAGTAGGAGGTTCACAGATGGCTATTGCTAAGTTCAAAGATTCGGGGATGTAATCATGGTGGACGTGCAACTTGTTAAAGCGTTCAAGCGCCCGGAGCGTGGATCGGACACTCTGACGGTTCTGGGGTGTGGGGAGAGTCTGCGCGAGGATCTCGAGCGTTTCGGAATTCAGGGAGACGTGATGGCCGTGAACGATGCCGTGGCCTACTGGCCGCACCACCTGGATCATGCCGTGAGCGTGCACGAGAAGGTCCTGGACCCCATGCTCGGCATGCGCCGCATGCGGGATCGGCCTATGCCGCGCTACGTCCACGCCCTGGATGGCGAGGCCGCAGGCCAGGCCAACGTGGTATGGCGCATCGGTCCGGATGTGGCCGGGTCCGGGTATATGGGGGCGGCCATCGCCGTGGCCATGGGGTATATGGACATCCGGATGCTGGGCTGTGGCCTGGATGGCCGGGGGCATTTTTACGACATCCGGCGTGGGGGAACAGGGGCCTACGCAGGGGAATTCCTGGCCATCTGGCGCGAGCGGACTGCAGGGGGATTTTTCCGGGATGTCCGGGTGGCTTCCGGGCCGCTGGCCGACGTGCTCGGCAGGATCGGGGAGTAAATATGGCTGCGCCATCCGTCATCGCGGTTGCGATAGCCCTGGATATCGTGCAAAACGGCGTCGACTGGTCCCCGCGATGGGGTGGGAAGTGCCCAAAATGCGGGAAGAAAAAGTGTGAGGTAACCCGGACCATGAAGTGGGAAGGAAAGGGTCGGACCAGATATCACCGTTGTAAATGCGGCTTTATGTTCAAGAGTTTAGAGCTGGAGAAGGAGTCGCCTGACGACTTGAATTAAAATTTTAAATGGAGGATGCATCAATGGTTATGTTTAAGGCAAAAACCACGTATGGAGACTATGAAGGAACCGCTTCAATTGATAATGCAGATGTAAATAGAATTAATTCATACATAACCAAGAATAATTTAATCAAGGAAAAACATTTTATAATCGGGTTTGACATGTATTGTGGTGAAGTTATTGATAAAAAACACTTCGATATAGTTGCGTATTATTTTGATGATGTAGATAATTTTGAAGATGCAAAAAAAATAATTGACAGTGGAAGTAATTTGTCTGTTAGAAAAGTTGAATTCAAAATTCCAACAAACACGTTGATGAAATTATTCAAACGATTTAGCATAGCAGTCCATCCGAATGGGCTTGATATTACAGGTAGAGAGCTTTCAGTATTGGGATAAGTAAAGTTTGAGTATTGAGTTGTCCCCGATATCTTGCGATTTCGAGGGCATTTTAGAATCAATTCTGGCAGAGAATTCATCCTCCAGGGACTTAACTTCTCGCACGAAAAGTGATTCCCCCTAAAAAATCTTCCAGGCCCTGGCAGCGATCGCTTCCGGGGCCTTTTTAGGAACAATTCCGGTAGAAAAATTTTCTACCGGTAGAAACGACCCCCTTTCGCCCAAATTCCTGACCACGCTAAACGCCCCCTCAGAATCGCATCCTGAGGAGCGGGCATGGCCAGCGTCGAAGATCTCCAGAACCAACTCTCCCTGTACCAGCAGACGGAAGCGCGCATCCTGAATGGCGCGCAGGAAGCCCAGATCGGCGGCCGCCGCTACACGCTGGCTTCCCTCAAGGACGTCCAGGCCAAGATCAAGGACCTGGAGATGCGCCTGGCCATCGCCCAGAACACGGTCAACGGGCGCCGGGTCACCCACTCCCAGCCGGTTTTTTATGGTCGCCGCAATAACTGGTAAAACCTTCGACCGCACGGTGCGCGGTCGCATCTATCAGGGCGTCACCTCCCTGGTGGGCGGAGTGCTCGGCGTGTTCGCGCCCCGGGCCGCCGCTCGGTACATGGCCGGGCGCGAGAACCTGCTGAACGTCAAGCGGCGCGGCTACGATGCGGCCCAGCTGCGTGGCCCGAACGCCAAGTGGCATCCCATGAACCGCACCGGCGACGCCGAGATCCGCTGGGAAGGCCTGTGGATCCGCGCCCGCGCCCGGGACCTGCTCCGCAACGACGCCCGGATCAAGGGCGCGATCAACATCACCATGACCAACAACGTGGTGGGCACCGGCATCTGGCCCATGCCCACCGTGGCCAAGGCCAAGGACGGCGAGCCCCACGCCGACTGCAACAAGGCCCTGGCCCAGGCCTGGAACTCCTGGGCTACCATCGCCGACGACACCGGCTACGGCAGCATCTACGCCATGCAGAAGCTGGCGTTCCAGCATGTGGTCATGGACGGAGAGTTCCTGATCCGCACGATATGGGACCGGAACAACCCGGTGCTCCCCATGCGAGTGAAGCTCCTGGAAGTGGACCACCTGGTGGAGTGCCTGGACGGCATGCTGGAGAACGGCAACATGATCCGCCGGGGGATCGAGTTCACCCCCCAGGGCAGAGTTGAAGCCTACCACCTGCTCTCCCACCACCCCGGCGACTACGGCTGGACCACCATGGCCGCGCCCGTGGGACAGATCGTGCGCGTGCCGGCCACCGAGTGCAAGCTTGTGTTCAACCGGGAACGCATCTCCCAGACGCGCGGCGTGTCCTGGCTGTCCCCCGTCACCATGCGGGCCTTCGACCTGAACGAATACGACTCCTACGAGATGATCGGGGCCAAGCTGGCCGCCGCGTTCGGGGTATTCATCAAGACGCCCTACGCCGAGGGCATGAACGCCAGCCTCGGCTCGCCGATCCCCGGCATGTACCCGCGCGGCGGCGATCCCGACGGACAGAGCCCCCAGAACGGCCATCCCCCTCTCGACTACATCGAGCCGGGCCGCATCCAGCGCCTGGGCGCCGGCGAGGAGATCCAGATCGCCGAGCACGACCGGCCCGGCAGCAACTACGAGGCTTTCGTCCGCAACAACAAGCGCGACACGGCCGCCGGCATCGGCATGTCCTACGAGACGTTCTCCAAGGACTACGCCGGGGCGACCTTCTCATCCGCCCGCCAGGCCATCCTGGAGGAGCGCAGGGGCTACACCATCCTGCAGGATTTCTTGAACGAGCAGTTGCACGACTGGATCTACAGCCAGTTCGTGCGCGCCTGCTTCATCTCCGGAGCCGTGGCCATGCCCGGCTACGGCTCCGACCCCGCCAGATTCGAGTCCAAGACCTGGAACTGCCCGGGCTGGTCCTGGATCGATCCCCAGAAAGACGCCAACGCCAGCCAGATAAAAATCGCCCTGGGCATCTCTTCGCGCACCCGCGAGGCCCGGGCTCAGGGCGTGGATTTTGAGGAGTGCGTGGCCGAGCAGCTGCGCGAACAGGAACTCATGGCCAAGCTGAAGCCCGTCCAAATCGTCAAGCCGGGAGCCGGGACGCCTGCCGCCCAGAGCCCGGGCCAGGATTCCAGTGGTGATGACGAGGGCAATTCCAAGGAGAACGCCGATGCCGATGCCGCCTAAAAAGCGTGAAGGCCAGCGCATGAACCGCCGGGCGGCCAGCGTGACCGCCCCCAAGACCATCGACGAAGGCTCGCGCACCATGCGGGCCGTGATGACCACCGAGCAGCCCTGCCTGGTGTTCGACTGGGACCGCTGGGACCTGGTGAACGAGATCCTGCTGGCGAAGGGCATGATCCCGCCGGGCAACGACCAGGTCCCCCTTTTGGACAGCCACTCGCGGGACTCGGTGGCCAACGTGCTCGGGAGCGGCAGGGACTTCGGCCAGGTGCAGGCCGGCGGGTTCGCCGCAGTGGACGCCGAGGTCGGCTTCGCCTCCACGGATGACGCCGTGGAGGCCTTCACCAAGTACCAGGAGGGCCACCTCACCGATTTTTCCGTCGGCTACGAGCCCATCGCCTCCGTGTGGATCGAGGACGGCCGCACGGCCGATGTCGAGGGCAAAACATACACCGGCCCGGTGTCCGTGGTCACGCAGTGGGCGCTGCTGGAGCTTTCGGCCACGCCCATCGGAGCGGACAACCTGGCCAAGGCCAGATCGAAACAGAAACAAGGAGACAACCCCATGAACAAGCGACTGAGGAAGCTTCTGGAGCGTCGGGGGTTGTCCCCCGAGTCCACCGACGAACAGGCCAGGGCGTTCCTGGAGGTCATGAGCGCCACCGCCCAGCTGGAACTGCGGGCCAAGGCCGAGAAAGACGACGCCGGCGCGGATGGTGATGACGACGGCGACGGGGACGGCAAGAAGAAAAAGAAGGATGCCCCCTACGCCAGCGAGGATGACGACGAAGGCGACGACGGCAAGAAGGCTGCCTGCGATGACGATGACAACGGAAAGAAGGCGGCCAAGCTGGCCAAGGCCGAGATCCGAAAGGCCACCGAGCGCGCCACGGCCGAGGAGCGCGAACGCATCAGCTCCATCACCGAACGCTGCAAGTCCGCCGGCTGCCCGGACATGGCCAAGGACCTCATCGCGAAAGGCATCTCCGAGCAGGAGGCCTGCCGGGCCATCCTGGACAAGATGAGCGAGCGCTCTCAGGCGTCCAACGTCATGGGCTTCGCCCATATCGAGGTGGGCAAGTCCGACCAGCAACGCTTCTTCGCTGCAGCCGAGGACGCCATCATGGTCCGCAGCGGTCGCCACGTGGAGAAGCCGGCCGAGGGCTTCCAACCCCTGCGCGGTCGCACCCTGGTGCAGCTGGCCGAGGAGTCCCTGCAGCGCTCGGGCGTCAACACGCGCAACATGACCAACATGGAAATCGCCATGGCCGCCGTGCACATGGAGCGCCGGGGCACCAGGTTCATGCGCCGCGACCTGGTGGCCAGCACCTCCTCGGACTTCCCGAGCCTTTTGGGCAACGTGGTGCACCGCATCCTGCGCCAGGCCTACGATGAGACCCCCTCCACCTATGAGGCCTGGACCCACGTGGTGGACGCCCCGGACTTCCGACTCATGACCCGCATCGCCCTGTCCGAGGCTCCGGACTTGGACATGGTCCTGGAAGGTGACGAGTACAAGGTCGGCAAGCTCATGGACTCCCAGGAAGGCTATCAGGTGGCCAAGTACGGCAAGAAGTTCGGCGTCACCTGGGAGACCATCATCAACGACGATCTGAACGCCCTGCAGCGCATCCCCACCCTGTTCGGATCGGCCGCCCGCCGCAAGGTGAACACCGTGGTCTATGGCCTGCTCACGGGCAACCCGATCATGCAGGCGGACAACGATCCATTGTTCTGCACGGCCCACAACAACTACGTGGCCTCCGGATCCGGCGCGCCTGTGGGCATCACCAACCTGACCACGGCCCGGGCCGCCATGCGCACCCAGAAAGGCTTGCAGGGCGGGGACGTGATCCTGGACATCCAGCCCAAGTACCTGATCGTGCCCGCTGCCCAGGAAACCGAGATCGACATCATCCTGCGCTCGGCCGCCTACCCCGAGATCGGCATGTCCTCGGGCGTGGTCAACCCCTTCCAGTCCAAGCTGAATCCCATCATCGAGCCAAGGCTGGACGCCTGGTCCATCAACGCCTGGTTCCTGGCCGCACCCTGGAATCAGATCGACACCATGGAGGTCGCCTTCCTGGACGGACAGCAGGCCCCCTGGATCGAGGAGCGCCCGGCCTTCGACACGGACGGCATCGAGTACAAGGTGCGCTCCGTGTTCGGCGCCAAGATCATCGACTATCGTGGCCTCTACTGCAACATGGGCCAGTAAGCGCCTGGAAAAAAGGAGAATCCCATGGCCATGAACCACATCCAGCGCGGCGAGGTGCTGGAATACACAAACAACGGCTCGAGCCAGATCAACGACGGTTCCGTGGTGGTGATCGGCACCAAGGTCGGCGTGGCCCTCGTCAACATCCCGGCCGGATCCATGGGGGTCGTGGCCGTTAACGAGGTCTTCGCCCTTCCCAAGACCTCCTCTCTGGCCATCAGCCAGGGCGCGGCCGTCTACTGGAACGCCGCCCAGGGCGTGGCCACCACCAGCGCCACCGGCAACACCTACGCCGGCTACGCCGCCAAGGCGGCCCTGGCCAGCGATACCGTCGTGAACGTGACCCTCAACCGGTAGGGAGAAGCACCCATGCAGTCTGTCCTGGAATACCTCGCCGGATTTTTGCGTCAGATCCTGGGAGACGTCGTGGTCAAAGCGATGGTCTCCCTGTCCGGCGGGGTGTTCCTGGGCTGGGTGGGAGCATTGGGCGGGGCCATGAACGCCCTGGTGTGGCTCATGTGCATGGATTTCGTCCTGGGGTTCGCCCGGGGCTGGGTAGCCAAGCGCATAAGCGGCGCGAAGCTCAAGTACGGCTTCATGAAGTTCCTGCTCTACTTCGCGGCCATCATCGCCGCTCACAATGTTGACGAGGCCCTGAACGCCAAGTTCGCGCCCATCGTGCACATGGATTTCACGGGCTTTTTGATCCTCTACCTGGTGCTCTGCGAGGCCCTCTCCATTTTCCGGCATCTGCACTGCTTCGGGGTGCCCATCCCCAAGCAGCTTGTGAACCGGCTGGAAAGCCTGCGGGATTGCGAACTCATGCCCGCCAAGGCCAAGGCGGAAAGGAGGTAGGTCGTGGACGTCGATTATCAGAGCCTGATCGCCACTCTGTGCCCGAACGCCTCGCCGCTCTGCAAGAGCTGCTTCGCGGACGCTGGGACGGTGCTGCCCCGGTACGGCGTGGACACCCCACTTCGGCTCGCCCACCTGCTGGCCCAGGTGCTGAACGAAACCGGCGGCCTCTCAAGCCAAACCTTAACGGAGAACTTGAACTATTCGGCCCAGGAACTCCATGCCTGCTGGCCCTCCAGGTTCCCGACCCTGGCCGTGGCCGGGGAATACGGCGTCTCCCCCCAGGACACGCCTGCCGAGCGCGAGGCCAAGTGCCAGCGCATCGCCGAAACCGTCTACGGCCATCGCCAGGACCTCGGGAACCTCTATCCCGGCGACGGCGCGGCCTTCATCGGCCGGGACCTCATCCAGATCACGGGCCGGGCCATGTACGCCAACATCGGTTCGTACTTGAGCCTGGACCTGACCAACCATCCGGAACTGGCCTGCGATCCGGCCCACGCTTTGGAAATCACCTGCGTGTTCTGGGACCTGATCAAGAAGCTCAATCCCTGGGCGGACAAGGACGACCTGGTGGAGATCACCCTGCTGGTGAACGGCGGCGAGATCGGGCTGGCCACCAGACAAATGTGGCTGACCAAGGCCAAGGCGGCCCTCGGTGTTGCGTAGGCTGGCGCAGCACCTCTTAAACGAGATGCACGTCTATTGCCGCCTGCGCGACTGCGGATTGTCCGTGGGTCGCGCCAAGCGGTGGAGCAAGAAACTCTGCGGCTGGATCCGGCCGCACATCTACGGAGGAGCGTCATGAACGGTATGAAAAAACCTTGGCAGTCCACTGGCGTCATCGGGGCGATGGCGACCATCCTCACGGCCGGGCTGGCCATGTACGGCGTGCAGCTGACGCCGGAGACCAAGCCCGTGGTGGCGGCCCTGGCGGTCATCATCGGGACCGGGTTCATGGCCCTGGTGGGCAGGGTCAAGGCCACGTCGGCCATCGGGATAGCATCGACGGTTGTGCCCATGGCGGCGAGCACAATCGAGAAGGTCCTGGTGGGTGAGCACGGCCCTGAAACGACATCCACATCCACCCCCACCGCATCGGCGCTCGGTCCGGACAAGCTGGCCGAGGCCCTGGCGTCCCTGGCCACGGCCGTGCAGGGCCTCGCGCCCGCTCCGGCCGATACCGCCGCTCCCGGAAAGTCCGCTCCCGACAACAACCCCGTTTCCGCCGCGCCTGGAGGTGCCCAGTGAAAAAGATTCTTTCCATCTTTGCCGTCTTCGTCCTGCTGATCTGCGTCATGGTTGGCTGTGCTTCCCAGTCCAACACTCCGACCCAGAACGCTCAGTCCGTTGTCCTGGACGCCAAGTCCGCTCTGACCCAGCTCCCGGGCATCGCCGCCTCGGTGAACGACATCATCCAGGGTTCGCCCCTGGCCAGCGCCACCAAAACCCAGGCCGCTGGCTGGACCACATTCGTGGCCAATGCCGCCGGCGACATGTCGCAGGGCCTCAATTCCTCCGATGCCCTGGGCGGGGCGATCTCGGCGCTGTTCTCCATCGCCGCGAGCGCTCCTCTCAGCAGCGCCGAGCAGGCCCAGCTCAGTCCGTATCTGGCCTGGGGCGCCACCGCCGCCCAGGCGGCCGACCTTATCGTGAACGTCGTCAAGGACGTGCAAACCCCGGCGGCCGCGCCTGCCGCCACGACTTCGGCCCCGGCGGCCACCGTAAACCCTACCGCGCTGCTCCTGGCGCCCCAGATCCCGGGGGGGAGCAGCCGTCACCCGTCTTCAAGCTGGGTTTCCCCGGTGATGGCGGCCTTTGGGTTTGGGAATCGCCCCGGCCTGGCGGCCTGAACGTCATGGTGATGGTGCTGCCGAGCGATGCCGGAAGCGAAGGGAAGTCCCTCCTCCGGATCCGGCAGCTGGGCCTGGAGATGCGCTGCCCCCAGGTGGTGGCGCTCTTCGCCGGGTTCACCTTCTGAGCAACTGGAGACAAGAGACCATGCCCGACTTCGCCGACGAAGCCCAACTCCAACAGGAACGGAACCTGGCGGCCGCCATCGCGGCCGCCAGGCCGCCCCACCAGGACCCCCAGGTCGTTGAGGACGGGGTTGTGGTCTGCATGGAGTGCGACGTTCCCATCCCACTTGCCCGCCTGACCGCCATCCCGGACGCCTGCCGCTGCGCCCGCTGTCAGGGCGAATACGAGGAAGGCCATGGCCATTGATCTGGACAACGTCGCCGCCTTCACCGGCATCTTCGGCGACGACGCCACCTACACGCCGGTGGGCGGCTCTCCGGTGACCGTCTGGGCGGACGTCCAGGAGGCCACCATACTCGGCCGCCCCGGGCCGGTGTTCGACTCCGTCTTCGCGCCCGGGCTCGGCCGCTACGCCGAGGGCCGGGTGGTCGCCGCCGATCTGGCCGCCCTGGGCGTCACGCCGTCCCAGGGCGACACCTTGACTCAGAACGACGTCACCTGGCGCGTGGAGGAGATCCGGCCCGAGGTGGACATGCTGGTGCTGGCCCTCTCGTCCGACCAGCGCTTCGGGCAAGGGGGAAGGTGATGGCCGAGAACGAAGCCCTATACGTCCCGGATCGGGGCGCCGGCGTCGGCAGCGCCGGCGGCCTCGGCACCCTCTACGTGGTGGGGAACGCGGACAGCGGCCTCTCCCTGCTGGCCACCAACTTTCCGGCTGCATTCGGGAGGGCTCTCGGCCGTGTCGGCTCGGACCTGCGCCAGGCGATCCGCGCGGCCCTGGAGAGCGGCGGACCTTCCGGAGAGACATGGAAGCAGGTCAGCGGGTGGTCTCCCTGGTCCGTGCGCGCAAAGCCCAACCGCCGCCGCAAGGGGGCTCGCCGACGCCCGTCGCGCTACAACGGGAGCAGCTTGCGATCGCTCCAGGATCGCTTCTTCCGCCACGCCGTTGACCGGCCCTACGGCAAACTCTTCGGCGCGGCCCGGTATCTCCTGGACAAGGGCCAGCTCTCCGTCCAGGTGGGCTGGGTGACCCCCACGGCGGCCGCCTACGGCCGCGACGTGCAGGCGGCCATGCGCGGGGCCAGTCCCTACGATCCCACGTTTTCCGGCTCCCAGCCGGTCACCCGCTCCATGCGCCGAGCCCTGGCCGCCATGGGCGTCATCCTATCCAAGTCCACCACGAGCCTCACGCAGCCGGAACGCCCGCTCATGCGGACCATGTTCGAGGAGTTCGAGCCCAAAATCCCCGGCATCATCGAAGAGGCCATGGAGCGCTACCTCGACGTGGGAGGCGCGCAGTGATCCTCACTACGCAGATCGCGGCCCTGTGGCTGGCAGCACTTCAAAACGACGCCGGACTACAGGCCTTCGGGCAGAGCGTCTACGGCAAGCCGGTCTCCTTGATTGGAGGAGCCTCGCCCAAGCGGCCCGTGGGCGAGAAAAACGCGCCTTTCTGCATCATCTCATGCGTCAAGGACGAGCGGGGCGGAGCCTCCCCGTACACCTACACCCTGGGCGTGGATCTGGGCGTGATCATCGCGCCCGGACAGGCGGTTCTCGACGTGCAGACCGTCCTGGATCAGCAGTTCTCCGCCGAGGTGGAGCGCGTGCTGTGGGCCTCGAGCCAGAACCTGGATTTCCGGTCCATTGAGGACAATTTCGAAGACGCTTTCGACCCCCTGTTCGTGCTGGAGAAAACCATAACCGTGACCGTGCCCCACACCCTGGGCGTAGCGGTGGAACTGTAAAAACCCTGGGAGGCCATCATGGCGGGCTTACAAGCCAAAGGCGAACTGTCAAGATTTTTGCTCGGTTACGAGACCACCTTCAACACGACTCCGGCCAGCCCGGCAGGGGTGATCCTGCCCATCAACACCTGCGGCCTGAAGGCGGAGCAAAAGCTGAACGCGCCGGCGACGCTGCGCGGCCGAGCCGACCCCGCGCCCCCGTTCTACGGGTTCGTGGACGTGTCCGGAGACGTGGTGGTGCCCCTGGACGGCGCTGCCATCGGCTTTTGGCTGAAGGGACTGCTGGGCCAGCCGGTGTCCACCGAGCATGCCCCCATCGCCCTGAACGCCATCGCGGTCCAGGACGAAACCAACGGCGCCATCGGCATTCCCCTGGTGGCGCACGGGCTGCCCGTGGGCTGTCAGGTGACCGTCTCCGGGAGCACCCACTACAACGGCACGTTCACCGTGGGCAGCCAAACCACCGCGAACCTCCTGGTGCTCCTGGCCGCCTATTCCACGGGCGGCTTCCAGGCCGAGACGTTTTCCTCCGGGGCCAGCTTGCAGCCGCTCCTCTACACACACGTGTTCACCGTGCAGGGCACGCTGCCCAGCTGCTACGCCGAGAAGGGCTTCACGGACATCAGCCAGTTTGAAGTCTTCAACGGCCTCAAGGTGGGCAAGATGGCCACCTCCCTGGGCGGCGACAAGGAGCTGGAGGCCACCTTCTCGCTTGTGGGGGGCAACTCTCTGCCTCTTGCCGCAACCTCCATCGAGACCTCTCCGCTCTCCGTGGCCCTGGCGCGGTTCAGCTTCAACCAGGGATTCATCTACCAGAACGGCGCAATGCTGGCCACGGTGACGGAATGTTCCCAGACCATCGACCGGCAGCTGGACAACTCCGTGTACCCCATCGGCAACAACGCCATGCGCGGGGCCATCCCCGAGGGGGTCATGCAGATCAGCGGCACCCTGAAGGCCATGTTCGAGGACGCGTCCCTGCTCAACCTGGGCGTCAACCAGACCGTTACGGACATCAAGCTGGTGTACCAGCGCGTGATCGAATCCATGACCATCGAATATCAGGAAGTGAACATGTCCCGGACCTCGCCGCCCATCGACACCCCCAAGGGGCTGTTCGCCAGCATGGACTACCAGGCCTTCTACAACACCGGATCGTTCAACTCCGCCGTGAAGATCACCCTGGTGAACCAGTTGAGCGGCTACTAACCACAACACTTTAACGAGGAGCGCATGACCATGAGCAAGGAACTGAAAGACTGGCTGAAGGAGAACGACAGGAAGGTGCAGAGCCCCAGCAGGGTCGATTACCGGCAATACCTGAAGCGGGAGCGCGAACTGCTGAACACCCCCTTCAAGAAGGATGTCACCCCCGAGGAGGTTGTCCAGGCCCAGGAGGATGTTGCGGACATGCAGGACGCGTTCTTGGCCAAGGCTTACCCTGGCTTGGATGTGGGCGCCATGCCCGTGGACATCTTCCGGGATCTGTTGGTGGCCACCATCGCCAAGGGCCAGGGCAACCAGGAAAAAAACTGAAACACTACTGGGCATGGTCCGTAGATGAAACCCGTCAAGAAGCCTGCCGCGCCTGCCGCGACCTCCACGAAAAAGAGGACGAGCGCGCTCCGTGCATGGAGTGCGACTGCGGCCCTCCCGATCTCTGGGAGGAGAACCGGGGGGGCTGGGCTCTGTATGTGGCCTGGGGCACCCAGAGCCGCATGGGGCCGAGCGGCTTCGCGGGCTTCGATTACGGCTCCATCCTCCAATGCGCCGACCGTTTCGGAAACGGCGCATCCGATGAGGATTTCGGGCTCTTGCGCCTTATCGAAGCCTGGCTGCTCAAGCGCCAGGCCGACCGCAACCGCGAGGCCATGGAGGGCGCTTCGCGCGGCAGGCGCTGACCGTGCCCAGTACGACATCATGCGCTCCTCCACGCATGAGCCGGAGAGGTTCCGTCCGTTTACCAGTGGCGGGCGGGACCTCCCGGTGATTTTCCATCCCTGGAGGTCGCGTGGCTGATCTCAATACCCGGATCATCATCTCCGCCAGGGACGAAGCCAGCAAGGTCTTCAAGTCCACTGCGGACAATCTGAAGGTCATCGGCACCGGGGCCCAGGCCGCCAGTGCAGCCCTGTCCGGGGCGCTCCCCACGGAGCGCATCGCCGGCCAGGTCAACGCTCTCTCGGGCCACCTGGCCGAACTGGGGCGCAACGCCCAGCTGGCGGGTGGAACGTTCGCAGGCCTTGGCAGCCACTTCACAACTCTGGCTCCCCAGGTGGGTCTTACCGAAAAAACTTTCGCGGCCCTGCAGGAGCGCATGCTGCGCACCCAGGCCGCCGCTGCGGCCAAGGATTCGCTGTCGGCCGTGGCCGAAAAGGCCAACCTGAGCAAGGTTCAGCTCGGCCTCCTGCAAGCCGAGCTCGGCCAGCACGGGGCAGCGTTCAAGAGCTTCGGCGAAGCCGGCAGCTCCGCCATCTCCAAGGTGGCCGGCGGCGTACTGAACCTGAAAAACGCCATCGTCGCCCTGGCCGCCGGGGGCCTGATCAAGGAGGCCATCAGCGGTTGGATGGACGAGGAGAAGGCCTCCGCCGATCTGACCCGGGTGAGCGGAGCGGCGTATGCGGATCTGGCCGTCAAGCTGAAGGCGCTCCCGACCGTGCTGGGGGACATGGCCGAGAAGCAGGACGGCGTCCGCTCGGCCATGTCGGCCGGGGTGCGCGAGACCGGGAAGGCTCTCGAGGTCTACGAGGCCGGGGCCAAGGCGGCCAAGGTCACCCATCAGGACCTGAACTCCACGGTCAAGGCGGCGGCCGAGGTCTGGACGGCGTATGGCGGCAAGATCGAGCGCGCCTCGGCCATCACCGACGCGTTCCTGGCCATGGAGCGCCAGGCGGGCGTGCGCCTTGAGGAGCTGCAGCCGGTCATAGGATCGCTGGCCAAGGAGGCCGACTCGCTGGGGATCAGCTGGGAGGAGCTTGCCGGGGCCATCATCCAGGTGAACAAGACCTCCGGCAACATGGGCGAGACCGCAGGCCAGGTGCGCGCGCTCATGATGGCCTTCACCGGCGCTTCCAAGGACCGGGATTTCAGCGAACTCATCCACAACCTCGGCTTCTCCTCGGCCGAGTCCATGCTGAAGGTGCTGGGGCTGCAAAAGGCCCTGGTCGCTCTTTCAGACAGGATGCGCTCTTCGGGATACAACCTGGGGCAGATTTTCGAGAAGCGCTCCGTGGCCGCCGCTCAGGACCTGACCGCCGATGGCGGCAGCCAGTACGCCGCCGAGATCAAGGCCGTGCGCGAAGCTCAGGACCAAGGGCTCACCCAGATTGATTTCGGAAAGTGGAGCGGTTCCACCCGCGCCCACATGGACGAAGCCATAAACAGGATCTCGGACCTGCGGGCCAAGCTCGGCGAGCCCCTGGCGGACGGTTTTTCTCACAGCCTGGAAGGCCTCTCCGACTGGCTGGACAAGAATCAGAACCGGCTCGTGGAGCTGGGAGAGCACGGCGCGCATGCCCTGACCGCCATGGTCGGTCCGGCTGCCGCATTGGCCGGGAACCTGGCCGACGTGGCCACGCAGCTGGCCAAGATTCCCACGCCTCTGCTCATGGCCGCCATGGGCGCGGCCGTGGGCGGACGGGTGGCCGGCCCGTGGGGGGCAGCCATAGCGGGCGGCGGGGCCTTTTTGTACGAGGCCAACCGGGTCCACCGCGATACGTTCGCCCAGGTGGGCGTATCCTCCGCATCCTCCATAGACGAGGTGCTGGACCGGAAAGGGTTCACCCAGGCGGATTGGGATGCGCAGAAGGCGAGACACGGCGGGGATGGGCATCCCTTGGCCATAAGCGCCACGCATGGCCATCGTGACGAAGCAGTAACGCCGGAAGCAGCGCCCACAGCACCTGCGCCCCCTCCGGCCGGGCTGCCCCACGGCATGACAAGCCAGGATCAGGCCAAGGTCGATTACTGGAGCCGCTTCTATGGGCTGCCTCCGGAGCTGGCCTCCATCCTGCCGAATCTCATCCATACCGAGTCCGGCTGGAATCAGTTCGACCCCAAGACCGGGAAGGTGCTCACATCCTCCAAGGGCGCGCTCGGGCTCACGCAGCTCATGCCGGGCACCGCCGCACAGATGGGCGTCGATCCTCTGGACCGGGAACAGAACCTCCAGGGCGGAATCAAGTACCTCAAGTGGATTTCCGACCAGCTGGGCACCACCGATCCCAAGATGGTCCTGGCCGGATACTCCGCCGGAGTGGGCAACGTGCGCCGCTACGGCGGGGTCCCTCCCTTCAAGGAAACTCTTGACGAGATACAGAAGGTCACCGGAGAGCAGGCCTCCGTCTACTCCCAGGGAGCGGGCGGTTTCGTGCTGCCCTCGGAGCGTCCGGTCTATTCCTGGATGACCGGTTTGCGCGGCGACGCGGCCAGGGCCGGAGCCGGCACACTGGAAGACGAATTCACCGAGAAACGCGTTGCGATTCTCAAAGAATACGAATCCTCCCTGGCCGCCATCGAGGAGAGGCTGTCAGCCATCCAGGACCTGGGGAAGCGCGGCGCCATGGCCGACGAAGCCAGGGGGCTTGTCGAGAGCATACGCGATTCCAAGCTCGCCCGGATCGACCAGGAGCGTGCCTGGGCCGATGCCGAGAAATTCGGCCTGCAGGCGGTCGGATTGGGTCAATCCCTGGGCGATCCCTCGAAATCGTATCAGGGCGACATGCTCCTGGCCGGAGTGAGATACCAGAAGGCCAAACAGCAGATAGAGGGCGAACTTCATGGCTTGGCGGCGGAGATACGGTCCACCAATGCCGAGAACTTGCCCCCGGAGGAGAAAGACAAGGCCCTGAAGGGATACGAAGGGCGGCAGCAGGAGCTGCTGGAACGCCGAAAGGACCTTGAAGAACTGACCGGCCGGGAACTGGTCGACGTGCGCCGGAAATACCTGGGCGACGCGGCCAAGCTGGAGGCGGGCTACTGGCAGGATCGCTGGGCGTCCTACGCCAAGGACGAGCAGTTCGTGCGGCAATACGCCGGGAAGTCCCTGGGCGTGGAAGCCTGGCTGGCCGAACAGCGCGACAAGATCAAGCGCGAGCAGCTGGAAACGAAACTCCCCTCCGACTCCGGGTTCGGCACGTTCATGGCCGACAAGATGAGCCTGGATTACGGCCTGTACAAGTCCGACATCGCCAAGCGTCAGGAATACTGGTCCCAACTGGCCCAGGACGTGGAGCACGGCGTAAGCGGCATCGAGAATTCCGTTTCCGAGACCTTTGGCGATATGATCAGCGACGCCATGGCCGGAAAGCCCAAGAAAGCCATGGCCTACCGCAAGGAGCTTGCAGCCAACGTGAGGGAATCCGTGGCCTCCTCGGCCTCGGAACTCATCAAGACCGGGATCCACAATTCCATCACCCAGCCGCTTCTGGCCATGTTGACGGGGGCGGCGTCCGGTTCTCCCGGCGGCGGCCGGAAGAACGATTCCTCGCAAGCCGCCTACGGCATCCTGGGAAAAGACGCAGCGCATAACCTGGGATCGGCCACATCCTCCTACGGCATCCTGGGGGCCATGCTGGGCACCTCCGGCGCGCCGTCGCTCATCAGCAAGATTCCCACGGCCAGCGGAATCTTGACCGCCTTCACCGGGGACAGCACGTCCTCCGGAAGCACCGATTCATCCTCGGTCACCTACGACTTCGGCACTCCGACCGTCGATTCCAGCGGCATCGGTTTCGCGGGAGGCGATTCCGCGTCCGCTGAAAACCAGATGGTCCTGACCTATATGGCCCAAGGGTTTTCAGCCCCGCTGGCCACCCAACTGGTGGCCCTCCAGCTGGGTGGAGGAAGCGCCGGAACAGGCAGCTCCGGGGATGGCATCGGCCTGGACACAGTTCCGGCGGCTTCCTCTTCAAGCTCTCTCAGCCTGAGCAACCTCGCCTCTGACGCCAAGACCGGCTACCAAGCCTATAGCACGCTTACGGGCGATAACCCGCTCTCCAGCACCATCAACAGTTTTGGTTCGAACTACCTTGGGATGGGGTCGACCTATACCGCGACACTGGGTGATGGGTCCACGGTAACCGGGCAAGCGGCGATGGATGCGGTTTCTGATGGGTCTGCGACAGATTTGTCCGTGACCGGCGGCACATCACTTAGTAGCACACTCGGCGCGGCGGGAGCGGCTGGCGGGATCGGCTATCTGGCTGGCGGGTTGATGAGCACCCAGAGCCCTGCGGCGAGCTACGTTGGAGCCGGTACTGGCGCTCTCGCGGGAGGCATAGCGTCCTTGGCAGGGTACGGTGCGCTCGCCTCCACCGGCGTCGGTGCGCTCGTGGCCATCCCCGCAGCCGCCCTGACCGCCGCGCTCACCCCTTCGACCACCACCACCAACACCAACGGCAACAACGGCATAACGGTCGACCTGACGAGCCCCGGCGCCGAAATGAGCGGCGACGAGCCCCTTTGGGGCTACATGGGGTTCACCTCGACGACCACCGGATCGTTCGGGCAGTCCTCCACCAGCCATTTCACGGAACCGTCAGTCGCGGATCCGGCCACCGCGAAGGCGTGGGACACGGCCATGACGGGCGACACGTCCCAGCTGGCCGGTTCGCTCAACAGCCTGGGCGTCGGTACGTCCGCACTCCAGAGCGCCACCTTCCCGGTGCAGTTCAACGTCAACGCCCAGAACGCCTCCCAGGCGGCGAACAACGTCTCCAACTACATGGCCCTGTTGGCCATCCAGGCCTCGGGCCTTGCCACGGCCTTCGAGAACGCCGCCCAGCCCGGCGAGGATTACGTTGACGAGATCAACCGCATCGGGGCGGCCTACGCGGCCACCAACGTCTCCGCCCAGATCGCCGGAACCTCCCTGGCCAACCTGTCCGGCGCGACCGACAGCGTGGACCAGGGCAACTGGGCTTCGGAGACCGGCCAGCTCATGGGCAGCAATAGCGCCGTGTCCTCCGCCTTCCAGACCTACGCCTCGAGTCAGAGCCAGCCCGCGCAGCTTTCCAACGCCCTGAGCGCCTACCAGGGGCAGGCCAACCAGGCCATCGGGCTCATCGGCAACCCGGATGTGACCATGGGCAATTTCTGGAGCCAGTACGGGCAGGCCATGAGCGGCGCCAACGGCCCCATGGATTCCTCTACGTTCCAGGCCTGGGCCAACGCCGCCCAATGGATGCAGCAATTCGATGCGGCCGAGCAGCAGGCCGGCCAGCTCACCCAGCAGTTCAACAGCCTCCAGATTTCCCAGCTCCAGGAACAGATAACGGCGGTCCAGGACGTCAAGGTCGTCGTGGACGGTCTCGCCGTTTCCATCCAGTCGGCGGAATCCACCTACCAGAGCCTGGCCAACACCATCCAGACCACGCTCCAGGGCATTCAATGGAACCCGACCCTCTCTCCCAACACCCCGGGACAGACCTACCAACAGGAGAGCGCCTACTGGAATCAGCTTTCCACCACGGTGCAAGGCGAGGGGCCGGCTTCGGTAAGCTATAGCCAGGACCTGCAGAAACTGACGGCTTTTGCCAGCACCTTCCTGCAGACCTCGAAATCCTATTACGGCAACTCGGCCGCGTACCTGAGCGATGAACAGATGGTGACCGGCACGCTGGGAGCTCTCCAGGCGCCCATCGACCAGCAGCTGGCCACCTTGAAATCGCAGCTCCAGGACCAGGATGCCATCGTCAACAGCGCCCAGGCCCAGATCGACCAGTTGCAGCTCCAGAACCAAAGCCTGACCATCCTGAACAGTCAGATCACTCTGCTGGGCCAGGACACGGTCACTGGATTCGACAACCTGACCGCGCAGATGGCGGGAATCTCCGGCGTGGTGAGCAACCTGGAGGCCGCCTACGGCACTATCACCGCCTCGCTCACGGGCCTGGGCATCCCGGGATTCTCGGGAGGAGGAGATCATGCCGGTGGCCTCAGTTGGGTCGGCGAGACAGGTCGCGAGCTCATGTTGACCGGTCCGGCCAGGATCCTGAGCCACTCCCAGATCGGCGCAATGCTCGCCCCGCGCGTCGTGCATTCGCCCGACAATTCCGGGGCGATCATACAGAGCGCCATGGTCATGGCTGCAGGGTTTAAGGGGATGCATGCCAAGATGGACGTGAACAACGCGCATCTGGCCGCCATCGCCGGAGCCGCCCGCCGCAGCGCCATGATGCCGGCGAGGTCCCGGTAATGATCATCGACCTGGTTGAATTCAGCTACTTGAACCCGCTGACGCTCCAGGCGACCACCTTGGGGTATTCGTCCGGGCCCGGCTTCACGCCCCGGCCGGGCGAAAGCGCCCCAGTGCCCTGGTACGAGCCCAGGATCCTGCAACCCTTCGATTACCAGTGCTCGATTTTCAAGGACGGACTGAAGGGAGGCAACTCGGAAGGCGCCTGCGCGGCCTGTCAGCTGATCAACGCGCCCGCACCGGGACAAACCGCCGGGTTTTTCGACTTCCTCATGGGCATGGTGCTGGACGGCCAGTTCGTTCGAAGGCTGCGCGGCGATTCGGAAGCGCCCTACGCGTCGTTCACCGTGGTGATGACGGGGGTGCTCATGCGCCCCGAGTTCACCTGGGAGACCATGAACCTCAAGGTGCGCGATTACACGGAGCTTTTCGACCATCCGGTTTCCCAATTCGTGTACCTGGGCAACAACGTGGCGGGTCAGGGGATCGAGGGCACCACGGACGATCTGATGGGCAAGACCAAGCCGCTCTGCTTCGGGAGGCGCTGGAACATCACGCCCGATTACGTCAGCACCGCCCAGACCATCTACCGCGTGCACAACGGCCAGGTGCAGGCGATCGACGCCGTGTACTCGGCAGGTATCAGCCTGCCTCAGGATATGAGCGTGGGGGGCACCGTCGAGAGCGCGGCCTGCCTCTACGTGTCCGCCACGTCGTTCACCGTGGCGGGCAACAAGACGGCCGTCTATGTGGCCGGGTTGCGACTGCTGATCGTGCAGGCGTCGGGCAATTCGGGAAACTCCGCGGTGGTGTCCTCCAGTTATTCGTCCTCAACGGGACTCACGACGGTGGTCCTGACCACGCCTCCGGTATCCCAGGCCCAGATCCCCTTCACCCTGGCCAGCGGCACCACCATCACCAAGGTGGCCTACGGGGGTGGAGACTGCGCCACCCTGGCCGCGCTTTACGCCGCCACGCCTGCGGCCGGCATGTACGTCACGAGCCTGGCGCTCGGGCTGTTCAAATTGACCGGATACGCCGGCACGGCCATAACCTGCGACGTTCAGGGCGCGGCTCCGGGCGGAGTCTACGCGGAAACCATCGCGGACATCCTCACGCTCATGGCCACCAACTACGCCCAGAGGAGCCGCAAGAACTACGCGCCCAACTGTGAGGCCTTCACCGCCGCAGGCTGGACGAATTCCGGGTTCACTTTGAAGGTGAATCCGGCCGGTGTCGTCCCGCCCATGGCCGGCATGACGCTTACGGAACTCTCCGGAGCCGCCGGCAGCTCCCTGGCCTGCACGCTGCCCCTGGGCACCAACACGTGGTGCCTGAGCTGGGTTGTGCAGGGAACGGGATCCGTTTCCATGGAGATAGCCAACGCCGCCAACGGGGCCAACAACTGCCTGGGCGAATTCAACCTGGCCACGGGCCTGAACACCCTGGTTCAGGCCAACGGCAATGCCGTCGGTCCGCAATACCAGGCCACGGGATTCATCACCGCCGGGGGAGCCGTCGAGGAACCGGACGGATTCTGGAGGATCTGGATCTCCGGGCAGCCCGATTCCACGTTCACAAGCATCACGGTGCAGATCATCTCCAACGACGGCGCCCCGATCATCGTCGGGGGCGTTCAGGTGGAGAATTATTCCAGCCCTTCCAACTACTGCGGCGCAACGAGCGGCACTCCCCTCGGAACGGACGCCAACGGGAGCTACTACGCCCTGGGCTATGACCCGGTCATCGGACCGACCGTCAATGCGGCGGCCCTGGCCGCGCTCAAGGCCGCCATGCCCTACGAGGTGGGCTATTATGTGCCCTCGGGCGATTCCAGCACCTGCCTGGATGTGCTGGACGCGATCTGCGAGGGGGCCATGGTCTGGTACGGGTTCGACCGTTTCGGAGCGTTGACCGGCGGAATGCTGGCCAAACCAAGCGCTTCGGCCACGCCCGTCATCTCCGTCAGCAGCGACATGCACATCGTCCAGGACACGCTCCAGTGGGTGACGCCGTTCCAGGCCAAGGACGGCACGCCGGCGTTCCGCGTGTCCCTCTCGACCGTGGAGAACTCCACGATCCAGCAGAAGTCCGACCTGGCCACGAGCATGTGGACCACGCTGCCCATGCGCGTGGCTTGGCTGGACAACCAGTTCCGCACAGTCACCGCCGAGGATCTGAACGCATTATGGCTCCATCCCCTGGCATGCGAGCTGGATTTCACCGCTCGATTCGCCAACCTGTCCGACGCCGTCGTTGTCGCCGGGATGCTGCTCGCCTTCTACAAGAACCGGTTGGACCGGTACACGTTCAGCATTCCCATCACGGCGGACATCCTCACGCTTTTGCCGGGCATCTTTTCCCTGATGGTCGGCTCGGTGGTCAACCTGCAGTCCGAACGGTTCGGGCTCATGAACGGCCAGGATTTCATGGTGATCGGCGTCACGGAACAGTCCGAGAACGGACTCATGCAACTTGAGGTGCTCGGCTGATGGCCAACTGCATGCTTTGCTCGCCCAACTGGTCGGACCAGGCCACCCTCGCGGACCCCAACGGGGATTTCGCCTCATCCTATCCGGTCGCCAACCTCCAGACGAGGTTTTTGCGGCAATACGCGGTCACGAACGGCCTACCCTCGCACCTGGACGCCAACGGAAATCCCTATACGGCGCGCATCAGCGGCAATTTCGGCAAGCTGCGTTGCACCACGGCCATGGCCCTGGTCAATCATAACCTTTCGCTTTCCGCCACGGTGCGCCTGGTGCTCTGGACGGACCAGACCAGAACGACCGCCGTGTACGACTCCGGCTATCAGCCTGCGTATCCGACCTGGTTCGACACCCTGGCCCTGCGCTGGGAGGACCCCAACTGCTGGAGCGGCCAGATCAACAGCGATCTGTTGGGGCAACTACCGGCCATCTTCATCCAGATGGTGACCAATTATTCCGGCCAGTACGAGTCCATGGGCTGCCAGTGGTACGATATTTTCGTGTACGATCCCCTGGGGGGCCTGGTCTTCACCACGGTGCAGAACGCCCTGGTGGCGTCCGTAGCCGGCTATCTCCAGTTCGGCCGGTTGTACATGGCCTCGGATTGGACGCCGGTGCTCAACTTCGAATACGGCGACACCTCCCACGGGGTGGTCGACCCGACCCAGGTCAACACCTCCAACGGGGGCGTCGACTACTTCAATCTGAAGCCAAAATACCGGGAAGAGATTTTCACCCTCAAGAACATGAGCCTCACCGAAGGCGTCAACGAGGCCTTCATGCTCACCTGGCGGCTGGGAATCTCCGGCGACCTGCTTTTCATCTATGACCCCGCGAACGAGCCTCTTCTACAGCAACGATCATTCATAGGGCGGCTCGAAGAAGTGAACGCCCTCACCTATCCGAACTACGGAGGCCAGGCGATGCCCTTCAAAATCAAGGAACTGGTGGCGTAATGGCGACATTCCCAGGCACTCCGTCAGCCAACTGGGTGCGACTCAACAGCTTCTACAACGGCAATTCCTACGATCCGGTGCAAAATCCGGGAGGCATGGCCAACAACGGCCACCGGCAGAACTTCGTGCCGGCGCTGCAGGACGTGGCGGAGGTAGGTTCCGAGGTGGCGGCCATGGCGGCGCAGTGCCAGACCTACGCCAGTTCCACCTTCAGCCAGCAAACATCCTGGAACCCGCAGACCCCCCTGCCGGCCAGCTACGTCAACGCGACCACGTTCACAGTGACCGGCAACGAGGTAAGTCTCTTCCTCCCGAACGGCGTTTCCGGCCGGGCGCTCCTGCTGCTCATCAACAACGTGCCCGCATTCGCGGGAGTCGTGAGCGCGGCTTACTCGGCTTCCACGGGACTCACCACGGTCACGGTGTCCAAGGGCGTTCTGACTGCGCAATTGGAATCGGTTCAGTACGGCCAGGACCCCAACAACGCGCCCGCCCAGCAGGCGTCGAGCCCGACCGGCATTCTCGCGCTCAACAACAACTTCGTCACTGCATAAGGAGGCGATTATATGGCCCAGGGAAATCCGAATTTACCTAATGCTGGAATCGCCGACATAGGCGTCCAACTCTCCACCACCACCCTGACCACCCTCCTGACGGGTCCGTCCCAGGCATTGAGCAACACGCCCCCGGTGGAAGGCGGTTACAAGGTGGCCAGGCTGGTGGCTCTCTCCAATGACCCATCGCTTTCGAACTACATCCAGCTTTCCAAGAGCGTGGGCGGCGTCTCGTTTCCGATATTCACGCCCATCGCTATCAACCTGGCGTCCACGTTCGGAAGCTTCGCCTATTCCTTCGTGGATCTCCTGGCGGCCTTCAACAACTCGGTCCCTTACAACGTGGCCCCTGGGACTATCCTGCAGGTCCAGCTTTCCGTGGCACCGACCAGCGGCAAATTCATCTGGGTCCTGGCTGACGGCCTGGCCGCGTTCTAGGAGGATGCCATGACCGTAGATATTTTGCCTTCCGGGGCACAGAACCAGCTCATACAGGGACTGTCGCCCTGGCAGATGCCGTTCAACCCTGGCCTGGGCCTGAACTCGACGCAGTCGCTCTCGAACCTCTTTGCCCTCTACAACTACTGGCAGGGGCAGCAATCCCTGACCATCTCCTCGGCCACCAACCTGCCCACGGTGCAGGATGGGCCGATCCAAGTGTTCAAGGTCGGGGCCTTGACCGTAAACGCGGCTCTCGGCTTCAGCAACCGATGCCGAGGCGGAATCCTGCTTTGCGACTCCCTGACCATGGGCGCGAGCGGCATCATCACTGCTCCAGGCGGGGCGGCTGGCTCAAGCAAATGGCTCAACCAGGATATCCTGATCCCGAACAACGCTGTATTCACCGGCAAGAACACTTCCTGGGCGCAGTTCCAGGCGTGGATCGCAGCCAACGGCTTCTTCTTGTTCGACCCCACGCTCTTGGCTTTGGGCTATCCCGGTATGGGAGACATCCAGGCCAACCCGACCGCATGGCCCGGTAACGGCACGGCCATCATCTCGGCTGCCGGGTGCGGAGCGCCTGGTGCGGCAGGCGCGAACGGTGCTCCGGGAGGGGGGGGCGTTGGTAACGTTGTTCAGGGGTCCGGCGGATACGGTACTTCGGGTGCCGCTGGGGCACCCGGAAGAGTCTGGGGCGGAGGTCCCGGTAGCGGAGGTGCTTACCAGTCCACCACTTCATACCTGACCCCTACTGACCAGTATGGTGGCCCCGGGGGTCCGGGTGCTGGCGGTGGCACCGGGGGGGCGGGAAATCCCGCAGGTGCCGGAGGTGGAGGCGGAAACGGCACTGGGGGCGTGCTCTTTATTATTTGCCGAGGCAACGTTTCGCTGACATCCGGCCACCTTTTGTCGGCCAACGGAGCTTCTGTTTCCGGCGGCAGTGGTTCGGGTGGCGGTTCGGGTGCCGGTTCCATCAGCCTCTTCTACCTGGGCACGCTCACGGGAACCCCGAACCTTACGGCTACTGGTGGGGGTGGTGGTAGCCCTACTGGGGGCGCTGGGAGCACCCAGGTCAAAACCTTCTCCGCGATGGGGTATTAAGCCATGAGTACGCTCACCCTCCTCCACGATCCGAACAATGCAGCCTCCGTGGCTTTCCTGGCCCTCTGGGGCACGACCGGCCCGGTTATCACGGGTCACGACGCTTCTGTGGCAGCCTATCCAGCCATCCAGGGATACCCCACAGTGGTCTATCAGGACGCCTCGGGGAACAACCACTTCTTATTCAACCCGGCAGATATGGCGGCGGTCACGGCCTGGGAGACGGCCATCAAAACGCCCTCCCAGGCACAGCCAGTCTACGTCTCCAAGATCGACTTCAACAATCGATTCGAGGCAAGCGAGAGACAGGCGGTGTTGCTTGCGATCCGCAACGGGGATGTGGTGCTGGAGGACGCCAACAATACGCTGTCCCTGACTACAGACCCGCCGGGCGTCAACCTCAACGACACCAACCTGCAGTCTTGGGCGAACTACCTGGTGAACGACGTGAAGATTCTGACAGCGGAAAGGGCCAACGCCATTCTGGCAGGGTCGAGCATCACCATAAGCGCCACCACGGCGTCCAACGCGGCACCGGCGTCGAACGCCGGCACCGGAGGAACCACAACCAATCAGGAGGGCTCATGATCCCCATCACCACCCCGTACCTGCACGGCGGCCGCGAGTTGTGCATCACCGGCGCCTGCATCCTGACGGCATCCTCGGACTGGCTCGGCCGGGTCATCCGCTTTTTCGAGGGCGATCACGCCTTCTGCTCCCACGCTGCGGCCATTGTCAGAGGGCCTGACGACACCGGCCGCGACCGCGTCAACGTCTCCCTGATCGAAAGCCTGGAGGACGGACCGACAAAAACCTATCTCAGCAGCTATTTCACCGGATTCAACGGTCGCCTCTTCCTGTTCCAGCCCACGGGGCTGACGCCTGAGATCCAGGCCGCTTTCGCTGCCTTCCTGGACGGCCTGGTGGCCGACCACGTGCACTACGACTACGCCGGGCTTCTGGCCAACATCGTGGGCCATGAGAAAGAGGTTCCACCAGGTCAACAGATCAAGGATTGCATCTGTTCAGCCGAGGTCGGCTACGGCTGGGAACGAAACGGCCTCCCGCGCATGCCAAGCGCCCCGCGAGACGTCGTCCCCCAGCCGCCGGATCTGCCGTCCTGGTGGGCGGGTGAGCCCGTGGTGGAGCTGGTGGGGCCGTTCGTGTAAGGCACAAATGATTGGGCCAAAACATTTTGACCCAATCCAAAACAGCTACGATGCGCTTGACTTCCCATTCCGGGCGGCTATCAACCAGCGATGGCCGCCCGCCTCTTCGACCCCCTCAAGTACCTGCGCGTGGATCTACACGCGCAGGCCTCGCTTGGCCCGGACGGAATCTCCTTGCAATTCGACGGCCGGGTGCTGGCGCATAAGCGCCAAAAGGCCCAGGCGGTGGCCCGGACCTATGAGAAGTTGCTCAGGCTGCAGCTGGAGAACGGCGGAGCGTCGGTGCAGAAGCTGCTGGCGTGGGGAAAGATCAGGGTTGAGGGAAGGAGGTATGTGGAGGGGTAGGCTATGGCGCAAGGAAGGCGTCCTGAATCCGCCCCCCTCAAGCGGACCGCTCTCTTTAGCTAGTGGGCCGCTTACGATTTGAAATTTGGTATCAAGAGAAACAAGAGGTTTGCGGGCAACTCGCCTTCCCCGGGAGGGTTGAACGCCTCAAAAAAAACGGTTATTAATCACAAAGTAAACCAAAAACAATCGTCAGTCACAAGGAGGGCATGTGCAATTAGTTAAAACATATGCGGGAAGAATGAAATGTTCTCATGTGTCACATTCAGGAATATTGTTATTTGAAGTTGATGAAGTAGGCACAGATGCAAAGTCTAAAGAAAATGCAGATATGTGGCGCAATAAAATTCACAAGAAATGCACTGACGAAGGGCTTTGCGCTGAGACATTGAAGGACACCTGCTATTTGATACCTCCAGACAAATCTCCCGACGCAATTAAAACTTTGTTAGAATTTGAAACAAAGAAAGCCAAAGAGGAAGCAAAGGTTAATATTCATATTTATAGCATCAACAACTCAAAATTGGTTCGGATTTAACTATAAAATGCATAAAAATGTGGCTAAATAACAATGCTGTCTGTTATTATGAGCATGCTATTTTTATAGATAAATGGCTACAGGGTCTGTTAGACAGACGTAGGGATGGGCTGAACTCTGTGGATAAACCAGCGGGAATTGTCTGAGAAAATGCCTGACAGGAGAGGTATGACCATGCTCAAGCAACTAACCGAGCACACCCCAGAGGTATTGATCTTAGCGCTTTTATTGGACCTTTTGCGTGTCGCCGTAGTTGGCTCTTATATGATCGAACCGGTCGAGCGCATAAAAATTGCGGCCCTTACAGAACAGCAAAAAGAAAAGCCCGCATGGGATTTTCTTTGCGTGCATGGAGGAATTTGTAGAGGAGATTCAACAAGACAATAAAAAGCAAACCATCTCGACGCCTTTCACCTTTTTGGTGCCCCTGCACCGTCTACACCGGAAGGAACTTTGGGGAAAAGGTAAATTGGGCCTTACCTGGTGACTATTTGCCCACTGGTTATCCTTGTTCGCCGTAAGATGAAACCCGTGAACGCACGAGGAAGTAACAAGGCGCTTCATGAAATAGACAATCAAGAAGAATGACAATTTTCCAAAAAAAGACGACCACATGAAAAACGACCTTCTTCGTAAACTTCTTCCTCGTTAATTATTATAGTGAAGTTATCAGCACATTCTTTTTGAATTGAGGGTATTTTTGTTTTTGATTGATAGCAAAAATCAACAAAAGACGCGGCTTCTTGACTATTGATTGACAGCAGATCCTGATCACCATCCTGATTACAGAAAAAAGACATATTGGAACAAGCAAAAAAAGAATGCTCGTAGTGACGCTGTATAGCACACAACATACCAACACCTGGATGATTCTTGTCATTAAATCTGTTCGAAATGCAGACTGCAAAATTTGCATCTTGGCCGACCGTTTGATACAAAAAAGAGTAAAATTCCGAACTATGCTTGCCATGGTGAGGCAATTTTATCAAAGCAATATTATTCGTTATTTTGCGGTTTGTAGCATTTAAGGCCCTATTCTTTATAGTCCTCCAAAATTGATTATCAAGGTCGCCTGTAAATAACAAAAAATTACACTCGGAAGATTTTGCAGGATGCTTCAACAGCAGAACTAGACTCAACGCATTTGCGGCATCTTTAGCAACAGAAGTGTCTATAGTTTTTCTTTCAAATGCATTAGATATGGAATTAATTATGCTTGTCGCCTCTTGTTCGTTAGGCGAAAGTACGGATATCCCCAAATCGTTATGAAGTTGATAGTAAAAACTTTCCTCAGAACATCCAATAAAATTCAATTTAATAGTATTTGTATTTTCACCAAAAATATCTTTAAGCTTTTTGGGCATTGTCCCAAGTGACTTTAACACTTTCCTGACTACGACTTTGTCAGATTCGGAACAAACATATTTTAAATAATTCAACTTCAAAGACTCCTGGGAGGGCAGACATGGGTAGCATATGTAATTGACTGTTATATTTTTTTGGAAGATATAGTCCAGCAAGTCAGGTATGCCGGAGCAATGATCACTGTGGAAGTGCGATATAAAAACAGCAGAAATGTGTTTTACATTTTTGGCACTTAAAAATTCTATAGTAGGAGTTGTGTTTCCAACCTTTTTGCAATCAACAATAGAATAATTACTATTACCGCCAGAAATTGTTTCAACAATATACGAATCGCCGTGCCCAACGTTAAGCGAGTGAACTTTTATCATACACTACAGTGCCATAATCAATTCTTTTAATTCCTCATCGACCTCCAGGAGTTGTATTTTATTGACGCAAATACGCTTGCTCCCCATCCTGTCCACGCCAGAAATTTCCACTTCCATGCCCTCATAAATATCAAATTTAATATCTGAAAGAGGATGTATTATTGTGATATCCTTTCCGTTGACGTCGACAGTAATGTGCGCAGCTCGCCTGTAGCCGCTTCTATCTCTGGCTATGCTGCTCACATAGCCCTTATACGTAAATATAATAGATTCAAATGAATTCTTAATACTTCTTATTTTTTCATGCGTATTGTGCTGCGTTGTTGAATGTGAAACTACTGCATTTCGACTGTTGTCAACATTTAGAGACATGTTATTATTTGTTGACGGAACCGTGGTATTAGCCAGCAATAAGAGACTGCTTGCTCCAGTAATAAAAATTTTCCGGGAAACATCTATGCTGAATGGCTTTTGCGGGAATTCTTGCACTATAGATGTATCCATTTCTGACGGAATGGCGTTGTAACTCCCGTCAGACAGATTTAAATTGCCAGAGGGCTGCATGAAATTAATTTTATCTTGACTAGTCATGCCTTGCTCCTTCTATGCTTTTGTAATTTTTAATAAATTGTTTTTTGTAATCACTTCATTGCAACCATTTTTTAAAGTATTTATAAACTCTTTAGGTCCACCATACTCAACTATGCTCTTTTTACCTTTTGAAACAAGTTGAAAATCAAAAATTGCTCCCGCCAAAGTTCTTTTTTCAATATTAAGCTCCATTGGACGAATCATCTGGAAAATCAAAACTTTCTCATCCGGACATTCACCAAAATGATATCTATTCCAGGTACGTTTTTCAGAAATTATTGCGTCTGGGATTTCTGCGGTTTTGTCAAAGTCATCCATCATTGTCCAGTTAACAACATTTAAAGGGATCGCATAATATTCCATATAGCCAGAAAAATTAGGATTTGGGATTTCTTCTCCAATTATTTTTTCAAAAAGCTCCAATAATTCAATTGTTGTTTTGATAAAATCGCTATGATATGAACGTGCCACTTCGAGTTTGCATATGGTGAACTCTTGATTTAAAAATGTATCTCCGTAAAAATTGTAAAAATTCTTATGCCCAGGAACTGTTCCATCTGGTAAATTCTGAACCAAAGTATCAGTAAAAAAAAGACGACTAGAGAATATTATTGATTTAACATTAAAATTCACCGTTATTCCATCTATATTAAATATGATTGATTCTCCTCCAGTTGAATTTATAATAACGTTTGATCCAGGTATTAGTTGAATAGCATCCAAAATGTCCGGGAAATATTTTGAGAGCGCGAACTTTGGTTTTTGAAAATGAATTCCGATAAGGTTTGCTGTGAGGAAATTAATAATATCCATCTAAATTCCTTCGGAGCACGGGAATACGCTCCAAATGTGTAAACGTTTCATTTATCCTAACAGTCTGGGATTCCTAAGCAAAATATTTTAAAATTTTTGCATAATTATCCTTGACAGGCAAGAAATTTTCACACGATCAACATCCAGAGTTGATTCGCTCTGCCCTGTCTCCTTCGCATTTATGCCCAATACATAACTTAAGCTTCTCTCTTCAATGAAATGAACAAATTTAACTCCCCCACGCTCCGCACGATCACCCGGCAGCTCGCATGGACCATGGAGTTGACCACCGCTCCCGGCACGTCCTCGGCCTGGCGAAAGTCTGTCCGGATGCCGATCACGGGAATCCCCTTGGCGTGTGCGTAGCCGATGTCCCAGGACGTGCCGTCGTCAACCTGCGGGCCGTCCAACAGGGCCATCACCAGATCGCATGTGGCCAAGGCGTCCCGACAAACTTCTAATCAGCCTTGGACGGCCGGCCATCCACGGCGAAAGTCGGGCTCTTTTGTTTGTGTCATGAAATTTGGTCCAGTCTAAATTACTCTACTGGCTTATCGAGGCTAGCAAATTGAACATCTTTTTTCTTTGTCCCAGGAGACTCCGAATCAATTCTATGTCGGATTGCTGTTTTTATGTCATTCATCTTATATTCTAAAAGACTTTTTCTTTTCATAATTTCGTCATATTCAATTTTAAGTTCTGCATAATTCTTCTCCAATTTTTCAATAGCAAGTGGCGCTTGGCTTTCCTTGATGATGCCGTATGCCAGTTGAATTGCATCCTCTTGGCCAGGAAGATCCATATTGTGATAAAGTAAAGATTTTCGGTGTTTGCAAAGAAGTCCATTTTTAGCGCCAGGGCATGTGCAGGTGATGGACAACTTTTCACCATCAAAAGCCACTCTTACTTTATAAATAACAGAATTATTACTGGCACTCGGAACTAATAGTGTTATTTCTTTCATGGTATTATGTTCTCCTATTTACACAAACAAAGGGAAAGATAACGAGGAAAGTCGGAATCTTTCACCTCTTGGGTTCTGCACTGAACACTAAGCAGCCAGGCGCAATTGGCGAATTGAAAAAGAAAGAATATTCAATATCGCCACTTAAAATGTCACTATGAGCAGGAAATGCTCCCTTGCTTCCGGCAATCTTAAGTTCTCTAAAAATTTTCCTCACGTCTTCATTCTGAAGGTGAGGCTGAAGCGTATTTATTAAAGTCGAAAACATGGAAAACATTTCCATTGATTCAATTTCATTTGTAGGAGCTGCCATAACCATAACAGACATCATTGAATTGTTGGAAGTATCGTTATTTACCAAAATCTTAATAATCTTCCCATTGTCGTGTTGCTCGTTGAACCAAATCAAATCCCACGTTCCCATGTGGTCAGTTTTTTCATGGTTTATTGCAAGAGGCAAATTTTTCTTATTTAATTGGATGTTAAAGATCGTAAGAAATATTTCAGGAGTCATGTTAAATGTAATGTGCCCGTTAGGGCTTATGGTATTTGCATTTGTTGACGGGACAAAAGAGGTGAAAGTATAAATAAATAAAAAAACAAGCATTGAACAAATTTTTGTTTTCATATTCTTCGCCTCACATAAATAACCGGTGCCAGCGTCGCGACTTCCTTAGCGAGAAGATCAATAAAATACTCCTTGCGAAGGCCCGTCCCGTTGGACGGCAACCATCCCTTGAGCTTGATCCAGTCCGCCCCGCGCTCACTCTCGCCGATGTAAACCTTGATCGTGGCAAGGCCATCCTTACGTGATAGATAGACCGCATCGCCCGTCAATGGCGGCTGTTCCGGATCACAGTAACAAATGTGCCCGGGCGCAATCCCGGCCGGCAACATGCTCTCACCCGTGGCGATCACGGCCACCATGCTTTCGCTGACCACTGGCAGGGTGCTCGAGATCGCTATGGGCATCACCTGGTCCCATCCCTCAACGTCGCAGGCTGCCAGACCAAGGACGGGAATGGGTTTGGGGCCTGATTTGGTCTTGCATTCGCCGAACGGTTCACCTTCGCCGGTCACGAGCCATTTATAGTCGAACCCTAACTTTTCAGCGATGGTGGCTAGCGCCTCTGCGGAGGGCCATTGCCCTTTTTCCCATGCCTGGGTCTGTCCGTGCGATATTCCTAAAAGTCTTGCGAGCCCCTTCTTTGACTTTCCGAATTTCACGGACAAGTCTGAAGACTCAAATTTATTATAAATTATTTCAAATCCTTGCGTCCAGTCACGGGGCATCAGAGAGGTTCCGGAATAAATTCATGTTGACTTGGAATAAATTCATGCCTATCTCGTCATCAACGAATGAGGTTGCGCCAATGAAGGCCAAAGAGGTCCACATGGACACGAACGATTCGTTCAGCCCGCTACTTCTTACTTCTCAGCTCCAGGGCCCGGGCTGCTCTTCAATTTTTTGAACATCTGTTAATGGGGGTTCCGTATATGGAATCACAGCAGCAAGTAACCTCAATTGAGTTGACAAGGCAAGAGCGGCTTTTAGTCTGGATGAACCGGAACGGCATCACTTTTTCCGCTCTGGGCAAGCTGATGGGCATAACCGGAGTCAATGCCCGGCGCCGGCTCGAATCAGACACAATCCCTCCGCCTCATTATGAAAGCTGGTCCAAGATCATCCCGGCTGATCTCCTGCCGGAATCCAAATACTTGAAGCCGGGCCCCAAGCCGAAAGCCGACTCCACGAACTGCGTGGCGGCCTAAGCCCCGACGATTTCGACCATTATGCATCTCCTGCACAACTAACCACGCTAAATCATTGCGAGGTTTCGCATGAAAACGCCGTCGATCGCCCCGATTCTGCACCATCTGGTCATGCATGCGCCTAACGGCATGGGCGCGAAGACAATCGCCGACCTGCTTGATTGGAAATATGCCACCATGATGAGCGAGCTTTCCTGCCAGCCAGGCCACAAGCTCGGCGCGGACAAAGTCCTGCAGCTCATGGAGATCACCGGATCGGATGCCCCACTCCACTTTTTGGCCAGGGAGCGCTGCGGCGCGTTCATCAAGCTGCCTCCTGCTCCGGACGGCATGGGCCAGATCCAGGAGCAATGCATGATGGCCGTGCGCGATTTCGGTCAATTGGTGGGCGACACGGCCGAGGCCATCGCCGAGGGCAAGGTCACGCTCGAGGAGCGCAAGAAGATCCTGAGCGACGGCCACGAGACGGTCACGGCCATCATGGGGCTGCTCAAGCTGGTGGAGGGTTAAGGCTGTGAGAGATCCCATCGTCACCGAACGCGACTGTGCCGGCCAGGCCGTCGTGATCCGAAATCTCAAGGCGCGACTGGACAAGGCCATGGCCGAGGAAGGTCCGATCAACACGTCCTTGGCCCGCGACCTGGCCCTGTCGCTCGCCGGCGAAATCAAGGCGTTTCAAATCTTGTGCACTGCCTGCATGGGGAAAATCGAAAATGCCGCGTAAAAAGCTCCAACCCTATCAGGAAGGCGAGGGTTTGGCATTCATCAGCGAGCTGTTGCCCAAACTGCCTCCGCTGATCTCGCGTGACAGTGTCGAGTATTTCCTGGGTGGGCTGATCGCCCCGAAGACGTTGGCAAACGCTGACGGCGCTGGGAATGGCCCACGATCGGCCCGGCTGGTCGGGACCAAGATCGTCTACGGGACGAAGGAGCTTCTGGAATGGATCGTCAGTCGGTGGCCGGTGGTTCGTCGTCATGATGATGCGTTTGGTCTTCTGACCGCGCAGGCGACGCCATTTTCTGATGAAAGCCGGATACCGCCCGCCGTGCCTGTGGCGCGGCGGTCTTCGCGTAACGCCTGACCATCTCAAAGGTCTTATGCCCGCTCACGTCCTGCACCATCGACAACGGCTCGCCGGCCATCACCAAGTGTGTGATGAGCGTGTGCCGCAAGGTGTGGAAACATGCGCTAACTCGTCTGTTCGTGGATTTGAATCCCAGCTTGTCCATGATGCGCCCGAACTTGTGGCTGACCGAGTCCGGATGGATCTGAAAGAGTGGACGGTCCGCTTTTCCGGTCAGACGTTTTTTCAGCTCGACCATGACCTCACTCGGCACGTAGACCACGCGGCCTTCCTCGTTCTTTTCCGTATTGCTGCGCAGGATGATGGAACTCGTTGCGGGCACCACGTCGCTTTCCACCAGGGATGCGATCTCACCGCGCCGCATGCCGGTGAACATGCCGAGCTTCACGAACCAGGCGAAATCGCCGCCTTCGGTCTCGACGGCTTCCAGAATGCGATGCACATCGTCTTCGGAGAACCAGGTCTCACGGCGGTTGTTGAAACGCGGCAGCTCGTAGCCGTCGAATGGATTGGCGCCGGTGAAGATCTTGGCCGTATCGCCGGGCGCGATCGGAGTTTTCCTTGCGTAGTTGAATACGGACCGAATCAGAATCAAGCATTGCTTGATCGTGGCTGGCGAGAGTTTCTTTTCTTCGAGCTGATCCTGGATCGTCTTGATGTGGCCGTGATGCACGTCCTCAAGCGGCACGTCATCGAGAACCGGACGGATATGGTCGCGGAGCCGCTGCCGATCGTCATCAATGCTTTTCTTGGATGCCTTGGCCTTCAGGAAGGCGTTCGCCAGGACCCCGAAGGTCATGCGCTTCAGCGCATCCTTTTCGGCGATTGCAACCTGGAGCGCCTGCAGTTCCACAAGCTGGCCACGCAGCTCCTTGAGCGTTTGCGGCCCCTTGCCACTGGTGATGTTGGCTTGGAGGACCGCCAGGATCTCGTGCGACTTCTTGTCGGTCCATCCCTTCGACGCCCAACCGAGACCATCCTCATGCCGCACGCCGTCGGAGGTACGGTATCGGATGCAGAAGTACCTATCCGGCCTGCGATTGATCATCCTGGTCGCGTGCGTATAGTAGCGCACGCCCGGATAGCTCGTCTGGAACTTTTTGAGCAT